ATGCTCACCGACACAAAGCTGAAGAACCTCAAGCCTCGCGAGAAAGCCTACAAAGTCACCGATCGGGAAGGTCTTTATGTATCTGTCCAGTCCGGCGGCACCGTGTCTTTCCGGTATGACTATCGCTTCAACGGTCGGCGCGAGACGCTGACAATCGGAAAGTATGGGCCTGACGGTATCAGCCTGGCGGAAGCACGCGAAAAATTAAATACCGCCAAAAAGCTGATCGACTCAGGCTTATCACCGGCTGCGGCGAAGCGTGACGGTAAAAAACACATCACTGGCGCTGACCGCTTCAATCATTTTACCGTCAGCTATATGTCTCATGTTCGCCTGGCTGACAGTACGCGCGCCATGAAGCAGGCTGTTATTGACCGCGACATCCTCCCGGCGCTGGGCAATAAGCTGATGACCGAGATCACTACCGCGATGGTGCGTGACCTGTGCGACCGTATTGTCGCGCGCGGCGGCCGGGCTACTGCTGTCCAGGCGCGTGAGATTATCGCCAGCGTCTTCCGGTATGCCGCTGACAGGGGTCATGATTATATGAACCCTGCGGAACGCATCAAAGCATCGTCGATCGCCACGTTTGAGCCGCGCACAACGGCGCTAACCCCGGCAGAGATCGGGCTATTCTTCCGTACACTGGATAACGTGGCCACAATGCCGACGCTTAAGCTGGCGCTGAAGTTCGTCATGCTGACGCTGGTCAGGAAAAGCGAGTTCACTAACGCGGTGTGGGATGAGATCGACTTTGGACGCCTGCTCTGGCAGATACCCGCCGGGCGAATGAAGGCGAGCAGGGCGCACATCATCCCGCTTTCGAGCCAGGCGCATGATCTGCTGGTGGGCCTGCAAATGTGTGTCGGCGGAAGTAAGTATCTTCTCGCCGGTAGGTATGACCTTACGAAGCCGCTGTCGAACGCGGCGCTTAACCGGGTAATCAATATTACGATTGAGGAAACGAGAAAAGAGGGTAAGCCGGGGCTGGGGGATTTTTCGGTTCATGACCTGCGGCGCACAGCGAGTACGCTCCTGCACGAAGCGGGGTATCCGTCTGACTGGATAGAGAAGTGTCTGGCCCATGAGCAGAAGGGCGTGCGTGCGGTATACAACAAAGCCGAATACCTTCCGCAACGCACGTTTATGCTGCAGCAGTGGGCCGACATGGTGGATGGGTGTAGCGCGGCAAAATTTTCCGGACTGATTGGCGGGGAATTCTGGACTGCTTGAAGTTGTAAAAGTAATGGGTTTCGGACAGTCCAGAATTGAACGCACCTATTAAATTTGCTGCTGTGCTTCTTCGATGCGCTTGCAGGCCACATCGAAATAGAAGTTACTCATTTCCATCCCAATAAAGCGCCGTCCCGACGTAACTGCTGCGACCCCTGTTGTACCGCTACCCATAAACGGATCAAGAATAGTCCCTCCGGGGATAACAGGCTCAACCAGCTCCTGCATTAGGCTCAGAGGCTTGGCCGTCATATGCAGTTTTTCCTTGGGTATCACGCGCTGCGTGACAAGACCAGGCCAGGGGCCTCCATGTAAGGACTTCTCGAGGTTGCCTTTACTACCCCAAACCACATATTCACATTGGTGCCGAAAATAGCCTGTATGCGGCGCTCGGCTTGAGGCGGTCTTGTTCCAAGGTACGACGCCACGCCAGATATAACCACCAGCCTGGAGCGCATCAGTTGTGGCGGGGAGTTGTCGCCAATCCGTGAATAACATCACATAAGCCCCATCATTTAACGCCTTCATGCTCTGACCTAACCACAACGTCATCCATAGCGACCAGCTTCTTGCGTCGCGATTATCGCCGTAGAAATTGGCGTACTGACGGCCATGAGTGCCTATGTATTTTTCCTGTGGGGTACAACGGCGGGTACCTGCATTGATTCCCCCACTGCTATAAGGTGGATCTGTAACTAGCGCATCGGCAGAAAAACCAATCTGTAGCAACTCCAGGCTATCACCACAATACAATACCGCATCTCCGATTTCTTCTTTTTGAACTGGCATAACTATCTCCACTTGATCTATTGTAACGATCAATTGAATGTTATTGATCGACAAAACCTAGTTTCAATCATCCGGACGATGCTTATAACTCACGTTAACGTACTGGTTAATTGCTTTGGTTTTAACAGGTTATGATAAACATTCACATGAAGAGTCATTAGGTGGTTAAATGTGTCACCGGATTGATGTATCATTCTGTTTTCTTTGTATTTATTAGACAATCCTGTGTGGGAATAATTACCTTGATTCTAGGAAGGCGCGTGACGATGAAAAATGAGCGTTTTATCACATTAAAAAGATGTTTACACAGTGAAGTTATAGGGTTAGAGAAGCCTTTCTCATGGAGACGGCTGATTCACCGGGTGATTTGTTGTCCAGACCGTCGGTTTATGTTTTGGTGGCGTATAGCTAACTATTTGTACCACTCTGGCTCAAAAAACAAACGCAAGATAGCCAAAAAAATCGAGTATAAAGTCCGGCTAAAATATGGACCTGAAATAGGTTTAGGGGCAATCATTGGTGAGGGGTTTGGCATACCACATGCAGCCGGAATTGTTGTATCAGATCGTTGTATAATTGGAAAAAATTTTCGTATTAGACAGAATACAACCATCGGCGTAAAACGCGGTGATACCACTGGTCATATTAATATCGGCAACAATGTCAATGTTGGTTGCAACACATGCATTATCGCCGACAACATAACTATCGGCGATAATGTTACCATAGGTGCAATGTCATTTGTTAATAAAGACATACCAGACAATGCTGTATATATCAATATTGTTACACCGTCGATAAAGATTGTAGTTACGCAACCATAGCATCTGTTTTACATCTATGATGGATCTAGTTTGGTGACTCAGTTGCTGGTGACTCAGGCCATGCCACATCAGGGGCAGTGCTTGTATCAACCCTACTAAGCTGCACACGATATTTTCGCCAGACGGTGAGCTTATTTTGTTCATCGTCTGACGCCATCTCCAGTTCCACTGCGTCTTGTAATGGAGTAATCACATCATTGGCTTTACGCAAAAGTGAGATTTTCTGATTCTCGGCATCAGATACAAGTGCCTTTCTTTCTGCCTTCTCGTCCCTGACCCATTTTTCGCCATCCCAGACATCAAAATCAGACGCAGGTTTTAGGCGTGTAAAGGTTTCTGGAATGGGTCCTAGTTGTTCTATGAGCACTTCCCTTCGAGTTGTTTTATCCCAGACAGTTTTTCCTCGATGATCTTCTTTTAGTAACCATTCATCATTATCGAAGCAAGCGACACTACCCTCAGTAGCTTCTGGTACCTTGATATCGGTGCAGTATGCGGGGAGGCCAGTACCGGGAGGAATATAACAATCGCTGACGCCAATAAATTCTTTTGTATCTGCCAGAAAATTATAAACCTTGATGGTTTGTGCTTCATCAGACATTTCGAACATTATGCTAACCTCACTATATAATTAAAGGCGATATTTTTAACGGTATTTTCTGCATTCCCTGCAGCGTTAATGGTTAATCCGTGTGTATGGCTGCCTAATACCACTGTATGATTATGCGCACCAATTAAAACCCAATGGTCATGAGCACCAATCCATACATTGTGCGCATGGGCACCGGCCAAGGATGTATCCATATCACCACGAAATTCTACGATTTTCGAATCTAGTCCATTATAACCACTCACCCATCCATTATATTTATGGGAGTGATTTCCTTGTACATCTGTCGATTTAGAACCGTAATCAAACGCAGTGGTTTGTTTCGAACCATAGTCGAAAGCCGACGTTGATTTAGTGCCTAAATCTGTCGCAGTTACTGCGCCACCATGCGTGTGGGACTTAATACCATCTTGTTCCTGGCTTAATATATTTCGGCCAATGGCAGGTTTGCCTTTAATCATCCAGCCGCGCATATCAGGAATTACACCATCAGGATAGGCAATCGCAAGCTGAGGATATTTAGCCTTGTCAAAGGTCTGCCCCTGCATTAGCGCATAACTGCCGGGTGGGGTATCACTTGGCCAGGGGATTGGCGCACCTATGGGAAACGTATTAAAACCGTCCGTAAGTGCTCGTCGCCATTTCATCGTGTTACCAGATGAATTCCCGACCCACAGTTCGCCGTTGGCAGATACAGCCAGATACCCGGCAGATGGCCCGCCATCGCAAGGTAAACTGACTACGCCATATGAATTATCTCCGGGCCTATTCTTTGATGTGTTATTAACCCGATAAAACTGATATATGCCGCTTAATGCATCATCAAGATGTCTTGGCCCACCACCAAGTCCAAAGGCACCCGCCTTTAAAAAGCCTTCCGTGGCCGTACCGGTTATTTTTTTAATTGCCGCCAGTAATTGATCTTGCTTGGACGGGTCGATTTTTATCCCCGCCTCTTTAAGTACGGAGGCCATTTCTTGCTGGCTACTGATAACAGCGCCCTGTACCGGGTTCAGCCATTTTTGCGACACGACGGTGCCTTCGGTGCCTGTTGATGGGTCGCCATCATGAAACAGGCCGTCTTCGGTATCGACCGGAGAAATAATTTCTTTCATGGTGTGGTTTTCTCCTTGTAATTAAAGACCACTTGCGTATGCGCAGGTTTTAAATCCCGGAATAGGTTTTCAATCAGGTTTTGACCGAATGTCATGAGCCTTTCACCTGCGACCGAACTACCTGCCCGGAAGCGATACACCGGCACCTGGGCATCGTCGATATTCACTATCCAGACCCAGATAATTTCCGGCACCCAAAGACGATCACCCGCGCGGTTAATACCCGCTCGAAAGGGTTCCGGCTCGTCAATGGTGATGCTGTAGCCCAGCGATTTGGCCAGGTTGATAAAATATTTCCGGCTCAGGCCGCCGGTGGCGTTAATCTTGGCCAGCACCTGCTGGCGGCGCTGCTGTATTGTCATGCTGCTGTCAACGCTGATAGCCAGCACCCGCTCCCAGTCCGACAGCAGGCTGACGGCAAAGAACGGCGTTATCCCGTTTAATACCTCGTCCGACTTGATTTCCGCGCGTGCCAGGCAATTGCCTTCCGCCAGCAGTTCCGCGCTTAATTGCCTGCCGTCCAGGGAATAGCTCTTAGGCGGCAATAACAGCCCCAGCAGCTCGGCGTAATCCTGGCCGTTCATGGCATGTTATCCACGGTAACGGTGCCCAGGCGAATCCATTGCACCCTGGTTTTATCTACCACGGGCACAATATTCCCCGATGGCTTAATAAAGTCGTAATCGATAACGCCGACAATATTGGTAATACTGCCGCCGATTTGTTTTAAAACGGCAATTTCACCCGGTGCCAGGCGATTAAAATAATCGGTGATGGCAGCGGTAATTTGTTTTCTCGCCTCATCCAGTGAAAGCCCCGATAATTTGACCTTGACGGACACATCGGTAATCACTTCTTCCGGGGCCAGCACCAGGGTATTTTTGGCCGTGACCGGGCGCACGTCATCGATATGCGCCTGGGTGGCCTTGATGGTCTCTTCGGACGGCATACTGTTATTGGCCACAATTACCACGTCCACAGTGCCGTAGCCCCGGCGCAGAGGATAGACATAGGCCTCCGTGACGCCGGGAACTTCAACCGCCCAGCGGTGATAGTCATACTTGTTGCCACCGGCCGCGGGACGGCGGATCACTTCCAGCAGGCGGGCCAGCAACGAGGCATCGGTCTCGTCGTCGGTGCCGCCGGTCATGCGCAGGATGGTGACGTCGCTGTCGATGCCCTCCGGCGCAATCAGCAACGTCCCCGGCGTATTGTCGGCCAGGTTGCCCACGGTGCCGGTCTCCAGTGGCCTGGCCGCTATCGCTACCTTGCCGTCACTGCCGACGGTGGCATCTTCGGTGGTCTGGCACAGCAGGCTGCTGCCCTTGGGACGGAACTGCAGGCTGCTTTTTACCGCAACACCGGCGTTGCCGGTCAGCTGCACCTTACCACCGGCATAGGTGGCCGGTTTCGGCTGCAGGTTGCGCGTCCGGGCGTGCATCACCAGGTAGTCATGGTCGGCGGTGTCCGGGAACATCTGGCGCACAATCCACACCTGGTGCTGGTAAAGGCCCTGCACCGCACTGGCGATGGCGTTCGCCCGGATGGCAAAGTCGCTGTCTTTGCCGACGTCGGCATCCGGTAACTGGTTGCTGATATCCCGCAGCAGCGTGGCGGCGATATCTTCCAGCAGCGGTATTGTGTACGCCATGTAAAACCCCGTTTAAATCACTTTTACCGGATGGGTGAAGGTCTGGACGGCACTGTTGGCCTGGGTGACGACAATCGTCAGCAGCAGCCAGCCATCCTGCGGGCGGCTCACACCCACGGCCAGCGCGGTGGCGCGCTTGTCATCCAGCAGCGGCTGCAGCGCCTGTTCGGCATACTGCTGCGCCAGACGGCGGGTCGTGGCGGAGTCTTTGGCGCGCTCCAGCTCATGCAGGCGGGAACCCAGCAGCGGATCGGCCCAGTAGCTGCCCTGCGGCGTTTTCAACCGCAGGTAAACCGCATTGTGCAGGTCGTAGGTGCGTGTGCCGGTGTAGTCGCCGGTCTGGCTGTCAATGAGTGCGTCCATGGGGCGCAGAATAGGAAATACAGGGGCTGGCGGCCAGTGACGGGGGCGTAGTGGGTAAGGTTGGCGCGGGAGGGCCGCGCCGGAACCAGTTTACCCGCTGATCGGGCCGTCGGAAAGCCCGGACGGCGTATTGTGTTTGTGGGTGCCTTGCTTGACCCCGTTAATCTCGACATCGGGGCTGCTGATTGTGCCGCCGGTGTGCTCGACGTTGCCCTCGAAGCTGGCGGTCGCACCTTTGCCGCCCTTGATGGCCATCCCGCCGTTGCCGCTGATTTTGCCCTCGGCAATGACCTGCTGGGTGGCCGTCAGTTCCGGTGTATCAAAGGCGGCGCTCTCTTCGGCCTCGATGCTGTAGCGCTTGCATTTGACCTGGTAGTCATCGCACTCGACGGCGATCACCTTGTTGCGCTTGAGGATGATGCTGGCTCCTTCGTCGGTGTAGAGCGCCACCTCGCCACCCTCCAGCCCCTGCAGGCGGTAGCGGCTGTGTTCAGTGGCGATGACGACGCTGTGAGAGGTCGCACCGCCGACGGGCAGCATGATGGCCATCGCACCGTCGGGCGGGACAGACGTCAGCCCGTAGTGTTGGAAGAACTCCACCTCCGGGGTGGTTTCGCTGGCCAGCCCCGCGACCTGCGTCATCTGGACGCCGCTCTGGGTCGTGACCCGGTTAAGTACCCCGCGATACGCCAGGCGAATGCCGCCCAGGGCGCGGCGGATGCGCTTATCAATCAAATCTGTCAGATTAGCCATTGTCGATCTGCTCCCAGCTGTTCCAGAGGTCTTTTTTGCCTTTCTTGCCTTTCCCTTTGCGCTTGCGCTTGGATTTCGGGAAGGCGTCAGGCAACCAGATGCCGTCCTCGCGCAGGGTCAGCGTGGTCAGCAGCTGCTGGCCGCGCCCACCGCTGAAGCGGCGATGCATCACAAAATAAATGTCGTCGATGCCGTGCTTCTCGCTCTTGACCTGGACACGTTGCCCCGGTGCCCAGAGTTGCCCGGCGGCGGTGCGCAGCCCCTTGACGACGGCGGTCATCAAAAAGCCCTGCAGGCGGGCATCGGCCATCAACTTGCGGGCACGAAACTGCACCTCTTCGTCGCTGTCGGTATCGGCCACCACCTCAATCAACGGGCGATAGAACGGCACGGAGGTATCGCGCACGGTGCAGCGCCGATCATGCTTGCCGTCGGCCTTTGCCGTGCCGTGTCCCTGAGCCAGCACCGTCACTTCGGAGTAGCGGGCGCTGACGTTCTGGGTGACGGACAGGCGCAACAGGTTATTGCCCTGGCCATCTTTGCGCAGCACCAGGGTATCGACTGCCGGGGTGCTGTAATCCGGGCCGCCGATAACCAGCGTGCCGTCCGCCGTGACCCAGGGCCACAGGCCGCTGGCTTCCGCCGCTTTCTTCAGCGCATCCCAGGCGGTGTCGCCAGGGTCGATGCTCGCTTTTTTCGACGGTAGCGGCTTTTCTGCCTGGATACGGATCGCCGTCACGCCCAGCGGTTTGACGATTTGGCTGATCACTTCCTGCAGCGTCATGTCGCGGGCGGTGAAGATAGGGGCTGAGCAATCCACCAGTACCGCCGAGGCATCACGCCCAAACAGCGCCAGGCTGTGCTGGTTTCTGCTGATATCATCGGTGATTTCATCCACCTGGCCGGTCATGATCACATCATCACCGGTGCGCAGTTCCGCCCTGGCACCGGCCCGGACTTCCGCCGGTAACGCCGCTTCCACGTTGCCGACGGAGAATGACCAGCCATCGGCGGGCGTCTGCAGGTCGGAATCGACCTCGAAGTCCAGCCAGTCATCATGCGAGACCCCGCCGATGCGCAGCGTAATGCGCTCGGCACCGTCATTTAGCGAAGGCATAAAGCACGTCCCCCGGCTGTAAACTGTTGGGATTACGTAAGGTCGGATTGAGCCGCGCCAGCTCGACCGCGCGGGCGCGATCGCCATACCATTCATACGCCAGTAAATGCAGGTTACAGGCGCGTTTAACCTCACGGCGTACCAGCGGCGGCAGCGTCAAGATAACGCCCCTGGCGAGCTGCTGCAGGGTGTAGGCAAACGCCTGCAGCTCGGCAATCTGCGCCGCGTCACTGCTGATATCCTGTGTCACGCCAAGTGCTTGCTGCGCCTGCTGTTGCCTCGTGGCCATCATGCTGCGCTGCACCTGGATGGCCTCCACAATCAGTGACCGGACATCATTGGTGATGCGCTCGATATCCGTTGCGGACAGGGTCGGGGTTTCGCTTTCGTACTGCATGATATCGGCGGCGACTTCCACCCACTCGCTGATAACCGCCAACCGGACAACCTGATTGACCAGGTCTCTGTCCTCCTGGGGCATGATGCTGGCGCGGTGCAGCGTGGACACAAACACGCCGCCGTTGTCCGTTGATTGCGAGACGGTGAAGCGGTTGTCCTGCAGTGTGATCACTTGCTTGCCCAGGGCGCGTACCGCCTGCCAGTCGGTCAGGCGTGTCACCTCGTTGAAATCCAGGCGATCGGTAAAGGCCGACAGCAGGGTTTTGAGGTCGGAGACAAAGGCCGCCGGGTAGTCCAGATAGTTCAGCGCGCTGCCGATGGTACTTTGGATCTCGTTGGCCAGTGATTGCACCACGTACTCCGCCGACGCGATGATGTTACTGACCCGGCCCATCGCATCCTGCGCCTGCTTAATCCATCCCATGGTGTCGCTGAAGGCTTTCTTCACGGTGTCCAGCAGGCTGTCGGTGCTGGTCTCTGGGTAGACTGTCGCAAACAGCGCCTGCTCGGTGGTCGCCTCGATAAAGACCAGCTCAACAGTGACGGCATTGAGCGGTTCGACCTCATGCTCAACACCCGCCTCCAAAAACTGCACCCTGGGGATGGAGCCATAGACCGGGTGGACAAGCTCCCCCGGCCCGGATTCTTTCAGCGTCTTCAGGAAGGCTTTTAGCTCGGTTTGATAGCGGTTGCCCCAGAACAGCGCCGACAGGCGAAAATTTATCGCCTTCATGCCCTGGTCTTCTACCTCCGCCCCGTCGCGGTAGGGGTATTCATAGGCCACTGTGTCCCTGGACAGGGTGTCGCGGGTATAGAGACAGTCGAACTCAACGCCCCGGAACGAGGCCGGGAGCAACGTATCGATGCCCAGCGCGCCCGCCAGGTCATGCACGATATCAACCATTATTTTCTTCTCCCATCGCGGTCTAGTCGTTGTTCTATTGTGCTGGCAATCTCGCGGCCATCCAGTGTGACCGTCAGGTTAACGATCGGCGCGGCGGGTGCAGGTGCCGCTGCAGCGGTTTTATCTGCCGCCTTATCCTGGTCACTACCGGAGAACCACTTGCGGATCTCGTCCAGGGCATCCAGCGCCCCAACGGGTTTGGGCATCAGCGCCATCATTGCAGGGTTTGCCTCTCCGCCTCTGGCGCGGGCCTCGGCGGCCTGGTCTTTACCGCGCTGGATATCAATCAGCGGAAAATCCTGTGCCCCCTGATATGCCATCGCGGCTTCGCCCAGGAACGGCACCCACTTCAACATGCCCGCCGCCTTACCGGCAGTGGCCGCGCCTTCCGCGACGCCTGCACCACCTTTGCCGAAAAGCCCCTTGAGCTTGCCCAGCACGCCTGCGCCAGCCTTACCCGCCGTTGCACCACCGCCGCGCCCCATCAACAGGTCAGCGCCGGACTTCACTGCCGCCGCCGCACCCAACGCCGTAATGGCCACCGTTGCACCGGCTGCCGCCGTTGTCAGCCCAGGGAACTCTTGCGCCAGCTTGGAGCCATAGTCGGCCAGGTCGCCCAGGGTTTTGGCGACAGGGGCCACGGCGTCGTTAGTGGCGAACAGCTTCTCGTTCTGTGCCTGGTGCATCTGAAACTCCGGCTCCTGCTTAATCAGGTCGAAGTCCAGCTCGGCAGACCGCTTCTCTGCCGGCAGATCGAACTGCTCCATCTGCTCATGCTGCAGCTTGTTGAAATACGGTATTTGCCGGCGATAGAGTTGGAAGGCGTTTTTGGAATACTGGTTCGGGAACAGCTGCGAAATGTACTGCCCCTCAATCAGATCGCGCTGCGCCTCCAGCGACGCGCGCGCGCCTTCGTCTTTGGTGTTGGCCAGCTTCTTACCCAGCCCCTGATAGGTCTTGTCATACTTGAGGGCGGTATCGACCAGGTTATTGACGGTGTCGAGCGGGGTCAGTCCCTTGGCTGCATCCTTCACGGACAGCGCTTTAAAATCGACGCCTTTGCCCTTGATCGTAATGTGCTTGGCGTTGTTGCTGAGGTTGCTGGACGTCAGCTCAGCCAGCAGGTTGGTGACGTTGGTCGCCGCTTCCTCCGGCGTACCGGCACCGATGGCCGCAGCTTCAAACAGGGCCGCCACCTGTGAGAAGCCCGCACGGCCTTTAAAACCGGCCGATTTCGCGGACTCCAGCGCCTTGGGCATTTCCCTGGCCAGCAGCGGTACGCCGACGCGGCCATGCTGCGCTGCCGTGGTGGTCACACTCAGCGCGGAGAGCGCATCTTGTTTCGACAGGCCGAAGTTGTAGGCGCTGGCCTGCAGGTTGGCCACCGCTTCCGGATCAGAGGCGGTCGCCGAGGCGTTCATCATGACGCCGGGCAGCGACTGCTGCGCCTCGGTCACGGTCATCGAACCGGAGCGGATCATCGACTGCAGCGCGGCAAAGGCCTGCTCGGGCGTACCGCCGCCCAGCCGCAGCGCTTTGCGGATGCTGGCGTCCAGCACCTTCTTGCCCGCGATACGCCCGGTCACGTCCTCTTTGTTGTAGGCGAGGTTGGACAACTCGGCCAGGTGCATACTGTAGCTGGCCTGGTCATTGATCGGCTTGCGCAGCGTCATGGCTCCCGCCGCGATACCGCTGCCGATGGCGAATGCGGCCTTGCCCCAGCTGCGCTGCTGGCGCTCCGCCCCGGCCATTTCCTGGCGCAGCTTGGCCACCGTGGTCTGCATCTTTTCAAACGCGCGGGATTGTTCGGCGGCAGACAGTGACCCGCTGCGCTCCAGGCGGTTGTAGGAGGCAATGGTGCGGGCAATTTCGCGCTGAATGTTACGCTCAGACCGGATACCCAGCGTCTCGCGGGCGCTGCTCATGCGCCGGAACTCGTTGGAGGATGCGCTCAGTTGCTGGCGTTCTACGGCCGCCATTTCCTGGCGAAGGCGCGCCACCGTGGACTGCATTTTCTCAAACGCGCGGGATTGCTCGGCGGCGGACAACGATCCGCTGCGTTCCAGGCGGTTATAAGCCGCCATAGTACGGTCGATTTCACGCTGAATATTTCGCTCCGACCGGATGCCCAACGCCTCGCGGGCGCTGCTCATGCGGCGGAACTCTTCGGACAGGGAACGGATGCGCGGCGTCGCTTCATCCTTTACCCCAAATTTTATCTGGGTATCAAATTCACGGGCCATGCGCTACTTCCGGTTTTTCGATTGACGGCGGGCGGGTGCTGCTCCGCGCCCTTTGCGAGGACGGCGGAGGCTCTTGACGGTATTCGACTTGCTCTTTTTCCAGCCTTTGGGGTTCTCCAGCCGGTAGATGGCATCAAGAACCCCGCTCAATGCTACAGCGCTAAGTCCTTTGACTCGCTCTTCGCTGTAGCCGTACTGGCCGAGCCGGATGATGGCGTATCGGTAATCACCGAGTCGCTCTTCAGCCCGCTGAGCTTTTTTTTCGCCTCTTGCTGGGCATCGCGCAGGGCTTTGTAATCCTCCGCGACCAGCGTATCGCACAGCAGCTGATAGGTGACGTCCTCGGCAGGAATGCTGCCCAGCGCAGTGATGCAACGCGCCAAAACACCGACAGCGGTGCCGGAATCGGGGATACCGTCTTCCACGACGGCTATCTCGTCGCCGACGGTGCTCATGCGGACGGTAAAATCACGGTGCAGCTGTCCCTGATAAAAGACGCCGATCGGCAAGGTGGCGCTGTGGGTAAAATCCATCTGTTACTCCTCAATCTTGTTGAGCGCAAAGGCGCTGATATTGATGCGGGCTTCGTTGTCGACGGTGTACTGCTCGCCGACCTCGGTCACAAACACATCCTGATAGGTGGTGCGCTTGCCGCCGGTCAGCGGGTACTGGGTCAGTTTCGCCCCGGCAATCTTCGCCCAGTTGATGTTCTGGTCGACCGGCACCACGGCGGTGATGGACAGCTCCCAGGTCGCAATCCCTTGCGTGTAGCCCTTGGCGCGTCCGGCGCTGTTCATGGTCTTGACCAGCTTTTTACCGGTGGTTTCGCGGGGGCTGAACTCCGTCACCTCCACTTCGGTGCTGTTGACCTCCAGCACGATAGAGCCTGTGTATTCCAGTGCCATGTTGGCCCCCTTTACAGCAGATAAATGGTGCCCGCGAACACATGCAGGCCGCGAACAATGGACGCCGGAATGGTGGCATCGGCGCGGGTGTCGTCCTGCAGGTTGCGAGTAACGATAAGCTGGTCTTTCAGCGCGTCCACGTTCTCGACGATCTCCAGGGCTTCCAGCGCATACAGCACGTCCAGCAACTCAGAGCGGATACGCGCCAGCCGGGTGTCGGTCAGCTTTTCACGCGGGAACCGCTGCGTCATGCGGGTACGACACGCCAGGCGCACGTAGTCCAGGGAACGAATGATGGTGACATCCATCAACGAGCGATCGGTAACGCCCATCGCGTTCTTCACGTAGGTGCTGACGGCGCGCACGATTTGCACCGTACTGCCGCTGACCTCGAACGGCGTCAGGCCGTTACTCAGCGCATTCTCCTGCTCGGTACGTCCTGGCCACTTGTCCTGGCCCGTGATATCCAGCCCCGGCAGCGTCAGCGTGTTGAGCGGGCGCGCCGGGTCGGACTCGCTGGCCATGATGGCGGCATACACTGCGGCCAGCTCGCCGTTCGGCAGCGCGGAGCCGTTGTACCAGCCCATCGTGATGCGCGCCGCGTTGACGGCGGTGGTCAGCGTGGTGCCCGTTGACAGTGTGCCGTTCCAGCCGGTGACGCCGACCGCGCCGCGCTGCTCCAGCGGCCCGGAGACCTTATCCAGGTGCGTGGACAAGGTGCGCAGCGAAGCCGTATCGGAGTACGGCGAAATCACCAGGGTATGACCGGCGCTGAAGATAGCCGCCAGGGCATCATCCAGTTCGGGGTCGCCCTGGCCGCCGCTCATGGACTTAAGCGTCGCCGTCAGCCCGGCAGCGTTTACTGTGGCCGTCAGGCCGACCTGATTGCCCACGGTGCCCTTGTTACGGGCAATCAGGGTAATTTGCTTGCCGGTCGATTTACCGCCGCCTTCCGCCGGAATATCTTCCACGCTCGCGGAGACGGGCAGTTCCTGTCGCGTGTTGATGGCATCGGCCAGGGCAGTCATCACCACCTCGGCGCTGTCGCCGCTGGCGACGGCGGCTGACACGGTGACGCCGCAGACCGACAACCGCGCCTGGCCCGTGCCGGTGGCCGTTCCCGACAACGCCAGGGAGCCGGTCGCCGCCACTCCGGCAGCCGCGTCCTCCAAACCGACAATCGCCAGCTGCAGGTAGCCATTGGCATAGATAGCGGCCCTGGCCATGCGGTGTGCCTGGGAGCCGCGCCCGAAGTAGACGGCGGCCTCTTCGTCGCTGAATACATTGACCGGCGTCAATCGCTCTGCCACCGTGGGCAGCGTGGTGCGCTGGGCTAAAATCACCAGCTTCTGGTCATTGGTGGCCAGGGCGCGGGACGCCAGCGTGGTGTTGAACCCGAAGTAAAAGCCCGGCTTGTACGTCGGGATCGGGATAGTGGCATCAATGCTCATTTCGCCCCCTTAACCTTGGCGGGAAGTGTCTGTTCGGTATCGTTGACCGCTGGTGCATCGCCGGGCGATGCATCGGTGGCCAGCAGCAAATCACCTTCGTGCAAGCGGCGGCGGTAGTAAGCGGATTGCTCAACGCTGACCGCTTCGCTGTCGGTGATGTAACGGTCGGGCATCTCTTCTTTAGGCACCCGGATGCCTTTGCGGGCGATCACGTTAATCATGGTCTTTTGCCTCTGTAAAAATAATGTCTTGCGCCACCGCCGGGCCTTGGCCATCCAGGTGATACGCCAGCCCGGTGCTCTCATGCATCGGATACGGCTTGTCGAGCCGCCCGCGATACCAGGCAAACACCCGGTCGGGGTCGTCGTCGCCTTCAGGGGCAGGCCAGTGGCCGCACTCCAGCGCCTCTTCAATCCAGACAGTGTCGAACTCGCAGGCATAGGCCGACATCGCTTTTTCATTGAGCCGGGAGCTGAACAGCGACCGCACCCGGCCCGGCATCAGCGGTTCAATCGGCAAGCCCATGTCCTGGCGGGTCAGCAGGCGGCGAACAGACTTGATAATCAGGTTGCAGCCCACTTCGTCAAGCCGAGGCCCGCCGCGCCGCTGAGCCGCTTCCTGGCGCACGTTGTACGCCGTGACCATCACCGCAAAGCGACCCGTCACGCGAAAGCGGTTCTTGTGGGTGCTGACCGGGGCGGAACTCTGTATCCCCAGGAAAGTGACCCATGCCGCCGGTAACGCCCGGACAATGGCCCCGACGTCGTCCAGCTCGCCGCCATAGCTGGCCACTTCTTTCACCATCTGCCCCAGACCTGCGCGCAGGCGTTCAATCATGGCCAGCTCGGTCTCGCTAATCATCAGTAACCCCCTCCGCCGGTAGAGCGCCGTGCCCAGGTACGCCGACCGGAAAAGAACTTCACCCCGGCAGAACTGGAGGGCACGGTGGTGCCGGTGTCGTCAAAGGTGCCCAGGCTGACGCGACCCGCCGCCACGCCTTCCAGGTAGCGGATGGCGTCCCGGTAACGGTCGCGGATCTCTTCGCTGCAGACGCGCTCGGTGCCGGTCAGTCGGTAACGGGCAATGTCACAGGCGATCCCTTTCAGAATGGGCGGCAACTTGGGCAGCGGCAGGCGGTAGCGCCCGGCGATGTAGCCGTTGATCTCGTCGCTGGCGGCGGATAACCCGCCCGCCAGCACCTGATCGTCAATCGCACCGGCATAGGTGAGGTCAGTCAGGGAGATCACTTCCCGTTCACCGAACCGGGTCACCATGTCGTCGCGGGTGGCGTACATGATTATTTCCCGTCGCCGGTGGAGCCGAAGGCCATTTGCCAGAAGCCGAAACCGGCCTGGCCGCGCGCTTCCGCCCCGAACTTGAACTCGCCGCGCATAAAGACGTCGTCCGCGTTCATGTCGGTCTGGGACACGAACTCCGGCGCTTCACGCTGCTGGAAGATAAGCGGCTTCAGCGGGCGCTTGGTATCCATCAGGAACCAGGCGGTGTCCGACGTCAGGCGCGGCTCAACCAGCACTTCCGCCGTCCCCTTGTACGGGTTGGCCTTGCCATCTTCCAGGCGATCGGCAGTCATCAGCGCGTTGGCGATATCTTCCAGTGCAGGCGGCACCACCAACAGGTCGGGCAGGATGTTCAGCGGGCGGCCTTCTTCATCCTTCACCTTGCGCATCTGGGTGCGGGCGGCCCCATACGACGCCCTGGCAGCGGCCACGGTATCGATGGACAGCGGCTTGTTGCCCTTGTTGGAGTACAACGCCTTGCCGACCGGGTGCTTGTCGAAGAAGAACGGCTTCTTGTCGTAGCACCGCGCGGTAAAGCCCTGGTTAAGCAGCTCGAACACGATTTCATCCGGCCACTGCTTGGCGCTGAACCCGGCATCCTGCGCCTGCGGCGCATAGATACCCAGTTGATCGTCCTTGATATCGTTGCGCTTGACCGCCACCGTGGCTTCGAAGTCGTCGTTGATCAGGGTGTAGCCGTTGGCCTCCAGCGCCTTGACCTGCTTATCCCCGATCCACTTGCGCATCTTCGGGAAGTTGCTCAGCCAGGAATAATCGTTCGATTTGCCGGTGGACGGCACCAGGGTGGCTACCCGCTGCCATTGCGACGGAGCCGCCTCAAACGCCTTGTTAAAGGTCAGTTTAAGGTTGACGAAAATGGCCTTGACCGTCGATGCGTTAACTAACATGTGCCTTTCTCCTTAGTAGACCCAGACACCGTCGGTGTCGATCATGATGATGGTGCCCGCCTGGGAACGGGTGGCCGCCGTGGCCTCTGTCTTGCCGTCCCCGGACGCCGGGGCGCTGCCGTCGTCCGCCGTCACCGTCTGGTTATCGAGTACGCAGGCCCGTTTTCCAAGGTGTGCCTGGGTGATGCTGCCGTCGTTCTCCCAGCAGAACGCCTTATGGCTGCGCACCAGGATGTACTGATCGCCGTTCTCGCCGTCGGTGTTGTCTACCGAATCATCGGAACGCCCGGCATAGATGAGGCCAGGGGCTTCTTTGCCGTTGATGGCGTAGCCTTCCGCATTGATGCAGACAATGACGCCAGCGGGGATCTTCTCCCTGGCGGCAACGGGGATCGGCGTTAATTCGCCGTCGCGGTACGGGGTATTACGGTCTTGGGTAGTAGCTGCCATGGTTAAATCTCCTGTGATAACGCGGCGACGTCTTTCGGGTCATGGCCGAACACGCTGCACACCGCCAGGGCGTCGGCATCCAGCCCGGACTTGTCCAGGACATCGGTTGGCGATTTGCCGCCGGTCTGCATCGCGTTAAGCGCCGCGACCTTCGGAGCCTTGTCCAGGAAGGCCTTCAGCGAGGCAATGTCTTTATTGCCCAGCGTTTCGGCCCACTCCTGCATATCCGGCAGCAGGCGGCCATCGCTGAGGGCGGCCTGGATAAGCCCGTTTACTTCGCCGCCGGTCACCTTCTGGCTCAGTGCCGCCAGCTGTTGCTGTACCGAGGTCAGCACACTGACGGGTACGAACTTGGCCGGGTCTGGGTTATCCGTCGTCTGCGCTGACAGTGCCGCAATGCGCTCATCTTTCTGAGTCAGCAACTCCAGCAGGTTGACGCTGGCCGCTGCAGTGCCCTGGTTGTCCGACAGGCGGTCAATCAGCTTTTGCAGCTCGACCTTGATGTCGTCTGCCGTCGAAGACAGCGGCAGGTTCAACATCCAGCGCAGTTGTTCTAACAGTTCGTCCACGGTGTTATCTCCCGTTAGTTGTTGAGAAGCCGCTGCAAGCAGCGCCTCCATATCATCCAGCGCAGGCGTATTCGTCAGCGCGGCGTTAATTAAACGCTTCACGTTGCCCTGGGCGTCGTAATTGAACAGCGGAGAAATAAAGCAATATTCTTTCGCCTCAATCATGGCGCGGGCGGTCTCCGTCCACTCCACATCGACAGCAAACAAGCCTTTGCCCTCGACCCATTCCAGGCGGGAAAACCAGCCCGCTGCCGGGTTGGGTTTGCCGTTGTTTTGGCTGTGCAGGGTCTGGTGTTCGTAGTCGAAGCAATACGGCGTGTTACGCTGCGCAGCTTCATCAATCAGCACCTGCGCCAGCGCCGCATCGATATACCAGTGCGGCGCATCATGAGGCCTGCCGTCCCTGGCGCTGAAAACACCTGCAGGGAAAAGCTGCACACGCGGCCCGGCACTTTTGATAGCAACACTGAGCGCGGCGAGGCGTAACGGTGATTTCACGGATAAATCATTCCCTAAAGTGGCTGATAGGCAGCACTTTACCGGGAGGGGAAAACAGCAAGCAGTGACCGGGGCGTAGTGGGTAATACCGTGGGGCGAAACGGGGGAAATGCAGGAAAAAGAAGATAACAGGCAAATGCGGCGACCGATACCCCCTTTAAACCCCGTTTAAATCGCCGCGTAAGCGGTTAACGGGGGCCAGGTGGTAACATCATATCAATTCAGGCGGTTATTCGCGTGATGACGCGTACAGGCCGCTAATCGTCCAGCGCGCTGTCCAGGTAGTCCTGGATGGTGTGATGGATCGTGTTGTGGTCGTCGTCGGTCAGACTCAGGAAGCGGCGCTCCGGGATAACCGAGCCGGGGTGATTGACCTTTTTGACCACCCGACCGTTGAAGGCCAGCGCCTGCTTGTAGCGCGGGCGGATCACATGCGGGCGGGTTTTCCCGCCTTCGTTATGGATGCGCGCGTACACCACGTTGGTGCCGACCACCGCCATGTTGTTGTCGGCATCGCTGTCGATGGAAGACATCAGGCGCCGGGTGTTCTGCAGTATCTTGCCCGCCCGCTGGATTGGGAGCCACTTGGGCCGCCCCTCCTGCGCGAAATTCTCCATCACCGCGTCCAGCATATCCTCACTGATCGCCCGCATCAGCGGCTGGCGGTTCGTAAGTTGGCGCACCATGCGCTCCAGGGCACGGCGCAATGTGTCGGGCACCTCAATAAACAGCTCAGCCATCGCGCCATTCTCCCACCAGGACAGGCAGGTGCATCAGCTCCGCCTCATCGCCGTCAAACAACATCCAGGTCTCTTTTACCACGGGTTTACCGTCAGAAAATCCCACCCGCGCCGCGCGTGGCGTACCGCTTTGCGTCACCACATACACCAGGTCGCCGCTGGCTCCCTGCAGCACTACATCCGGGTGCGCCAGCAGCGCAGGCAAACGCCACCAGGCATTGGACAGCGAGACGCTCCCGGCATCACGCACCACCGCGCCCGGCAAGGTAATGGCCGCGCTTTGCGGGGCAACCTGCAGCGCATCGAGTACCGACGGCAGCAAGGCACCGGCATAACGCCAGTCCTGGCGCAGTGCCGGGTCGGCGGCGGCGCGGCGTACCCACTCGGACAGGTCGCGGGTAAAGGTCTCCAGCTCACGCGGGGAGGCAAAGACCGTTTGCACCGCCTGGGCGGCGAGCGGTGGCGGTGCCGTGTCGCCCTTGCGCAGCAGCTGCTGCCCCAGCTCTTGCATGTACCCTTTGCCGGGATTGAGGTGGAACCCGGCATCCGGGGTAAAGATGCGGCCAGACTTGGGGTCTTGATAGGCCGTGACCGGGCGCGTTTTGCCGTCGGTGCCATAGGGCTGCTGGATGGTCTCCAGGCGATCGTCCGTCGATTCGACGCCGATCGGGTGATTGGCCACGTCGCGCTCGCTACGGGCGCGAACGGTGCACCGGCAGTTGTAGCCGTTCGGCGGGAAGAAGGTATCCCAGAACGGATCGTCGTAACGAAACACCCGCCCGTTAAGGGACGCATGGGACGGGCGGGTGCGTGAATCCATCACCGCGCTGTACTCCCAGTAAGGGCGAAAGGCGACGTTTTCCATCATGCCCTGGTAGCGTCCCGCCATGTAGCTGGACTGCATGTTGGTGCGAAAGATGGTGTCCAGCCGGTACGGCAGCAGTTGCTTGCCCTCCAGCTCGCCGTCCGGGGAGGCTTTCAGCCCCTTGCCGATCCAGCCTTTGCGGGCCAGTTCGGGCACCAGCTCGTTCTTGAACTGGGCCTGGGACTTGCCCTCTTTGAGCGCGTTGGCCTGGGCGGTGCTGATATCGGTCAGGACATCCAGTTTCAGGATACCGGATACGGTGAACGCCGTGGCGTGGGCCGCGTCTTCCACGTCGTGCCAGTTGAAGCCGATGGTGTAACCCTTCGACTCGAAGTAGGCGATCGCCTTCTCCGGCTGCAGGGTCATGGCGAACCCCAGATCAACGTCCATTGAGTCGCCCCCACACGTCCGCCACAAAAATGGCCTGGGCAATCAGCTGGCGCAGTTCGCTGTCGTCCAGCTGCGGGTAGGCCGTCGCCAGCATGGCCATCGCCTCATCCGGCGAATGCCCCCCCTCCAGAGCTGCCAGTGCCGGTGACAGCATGGCGCTCATCGCCTGGCCGACCTGGCTTGCCACCGACGGCGGCGCATCGTCGATAGCGACCTGCACAGGGTCGTTTTCCACCGGGGTGTCGGTCGCCGTCAGTGCAGCCAGCCGCGTAAAGGCGGTTGCTTGCCCCAGCCCCACCGTGCCGAACGGGCTGGAGGTCAAAGGCTGCAACAGCGCCTGGCCTTTTTTCGGCGTCGGCATCCCGGCTTTCTCCAGCGCCCAATCCACTGTCACCGGCACCCCGGCGCGGACAAGTCTGTCGATAGCGGTCGCCGTCTGGGTCAGGTCTTCCGGTTCACGGGTATCAAATTTAAAGCGGCACATCCGGCGCGGCGTGATATCGCCGTAGCCGTTGAGCACCAGCAGCGGGTACAACAGCTCGCGGGTCAGCGTGCCCGCCAGCTGTACCGCATCGCTGGCCATCAGGTCGTGACGGACTTCGTTATGCACGTTGCCCAGGGCATTGGTGCTGGTCTTGCCGTCGGCCTGGGCGGTCAGTGTTGCCCCCAGGATGATTTTTGACTGGGTGCGCTCGCACCACTCGATCATGAACTGATACGGATCAACCTGGCCCTGGGCGGCAGACTGGAATTCAATCAACATGCCGTCGGGGATAATGCCGCCCGCGTCATGGCCCAGGCTCATGATAGCGTCCATCAGAATGTCTTTCTGATCTTCGGTGGTGCCGGACGGGTATTTACCCACCCGCATGGGCAGACCATAGATTTCCAGAAACTCGGCCAGGTCGCGCGCAGACAGGTTCTTGAACAGATAAGACCAGGCCAGAATACGGAACAGGCCGCTTTCGGCCAGCCAGCCGCTCTTGGCGCGGTGCTTGTGCAAGATCCAGCCGAACGGCTGCAGCGCGGCACCGTCCTGGGAGCCATCAATCAGGGTAATGGTATTACCCTGGAACTGCGGCGTCTGGAACCAGCGCTGGGGGCGCTTGTGGAAGGCTTTGGGCAACCAGATCCCCTCGGCACGCTCCCACTCCAGCTCGACCGGCGAGAAACCGTGACCGATGGCATCGAGCATATCGAACAGCAGCGCTTCGAAGTCCGGCAAGTCCTGGAACCATTCGGTGGCCTCCGCCGCCATCGACTTCTCGCGCGCGCTGGCGTTACGCGGTGGCGCTATGCTCCAGTTGAGCGGCATCACCGCCCGGCGGCGCTTGCTCAGCTCGGCAAACAGATGGCCATCGCGTTCTTCCATGTCGCTGAAAAAGTCCGCCTGGCGGGTCAGGTTGCCCTGTTCGGCCTCCTGAAAAATGCGGTACAACCGCTGGATATCGACGCCCAGCGACGGGTGCTCCGCCCACTGGCGCCGCAGGTAGCTGGCCGTTGTCTCCGACTGCTGCTGCTTGAGCGTCTTTGAAGACAGGGGATTACCGTGAATATCGACTAATGCAGGCATCACCAGCCTCCTTTAGAAAAACCGCCGCGCCCACGGCGGGCACGGGATGAATTAGCGGAACGAAACTCAAACGATGGCGTACTGCTGACCGCCAGGCTCCACAGCATGTGCAGGGCATCCGGGCCGTCGTCGTGGTCAGCCTTGGGAAAGTGGCGCAACTGCTGGATCAGCGTGTTCTGCGTCGAATGCAGGCGGATTAAGCCGTTCTCCATATGGGGTTGCAGGGTCTCGATGCGCAGCAGCTTATCCGCGTGGGGAATGATGGCCCGCGCGGGAACGGGATACCCCAGCGCCGCCGACCGCTTGACCAGCTCGGTGCGCAGGAACTCCTGGAACTGCACCGACTCGATGCCCCAGATGAGGCAACGGTATTCGATGTGCAGGTCGATGATGTCGCTGATTATCTTGTCCGGCAGCCGCTTGCGGATTTGGGCTTCCACCACGTCCAGGATGCCGGTCGCGCGGTTGAAACCGCCCACCAGAAGCGCCGACGGGTCGCGACTTGCCCCGGCCTTGCCCAGGCTGGGGTCGCACACGCCGTAAAACAGCCATTCATTGAGTCGGTTAACCCAGAAATGAATGCAATGGGCGAAGATCGCGCCTTCACCGCTGACCGGATCGTTCTGGTACTCGGAGTCGAAGGTGCCATGGCCGTCACGGGCACGGATAAGCATCAACGCCAGCAGCGGACGCGCCGACCAGGAGACCACCGCGCCTTCGTTCATCTCCACCTGGTGCAGCGTATAGAAGTCGTTGGCGGCATCCTCGCCGTCGTTGCGCAATATCTCTTCCCAGGTATCCCACAGCGCCATGTTGGCAGGCCACTGGCGCAGGGCTTTAAAGCGCGCATGACGCCACAGCGGGTTGCGCAAGGTGCGCGACAGTACCGAATCGTAATGCAGGATGGTGCCGATATAGATAACGTCCATCTTGGCACCGGCACCGCCCAGCGGCAGCACGGTCTTTTTAAGCCAGTTCTCGACCTTGTCGCGCTGGTCGGGGTTGCGTACCTGTTCGTCGTTCTCGATATCGTCGAGCACCACCAGGTCGGGACGGTATGGGCCGTGACGCAAGCCGCGCAGCTTTTTACCGCTACCGGCGACCTGCACCTTGATGTCGTTACGCGTCAGGATCGTGCCCATTTGCCACACGCGGCCTGCGCCGCACGCTTCGGGGAAGTCTGCCAGCAAGCGGGGGTTAAACTCCAACTCGGCCTTGATGGCTTCCAGCATCGGATACGCCTGGTCGATACTGTCCATAATGATGACCGGATAGCGTTTGATGGCGCGGATGATGCACCACAAGACAAACAGCTGACTGACCAGCGTCGACTTGGCCTCACCACGGGGGGCGGCGATGGCATCCTGCTCGCCCTTCGGGCTGGCCACGATTTGCGGCAGACGGCTAAACAGATGTACATGCAGCTCGCTGGGGTCAGCGTGGCGCACATAGTGCGGAAAGTAGGTTTGCACGAAGTAGCGGTAGCCGTTCTGCGGGTCGGCGACGAGCCTGCGCCGCTCAGCCGTTGCCGCTGTGCCGGTATCGAAGCCGATGCACTCCGCCTCGATGGTGCGGCGCAGGCTGGAAGCTAACTCCGCCAGCGATTTCTGGAACTCTCGGATGGAAAATTTAGCCGCCATATCTCGCCCTGAATACCCTGTAAATACGCGTTAAACGCCGTTATGACGTTCGGCCATCACGGCATTGATTCGAGCAGTCATTGCCTGGGCCAGAGCATCCGCCGTGGCACCGGACTCACAACGCACGAGAAGCGGCTGAGAAATGCCGCGCAGCAGGATGCACACACGTCCCTGGAGTTCTGTCATTACGGCGCTGACCTCAGCAGGATCGACATAAACGCCGTTCCCGGCATCAATCAGTTGTTTCATGCCAGCGCCGCCTCTATCTGGGCTTTGATACGCGCTGACGCCTGGAACGGGGTTTCGCCGTACTGGCGATCAACGGTGTGGATTGCGCTGTCGCGCAGCCTGGCGAAGACGTCGCCGTCGTTGCTGACCCAGACCCTGGTTATCTCGTCAGCCCGGACGGCGGTCTCCGCCGTCAGCTCAATCAGTTTGTTAGCCATAGTTTTTCTCCAATATTGGCCCGAAGGCTTCCAGCACCTCGACGAACGCCGTCAAGTGTTGGGGGTAATGTTCCTGGATGAAGGTGGAAAACAGCTTCATGGTTTCCATCGACGTGGCCAGTTGGCTGGTCTCCGGCAAAATCTTCTTGCTGGCCGCGATGGCCTTGCTGTAGCCGTCTGTCAGCGACGCCAGCAGCGTGACGCGCTCTTGTGCCGGGATATCGTTGGCGCTGTTGACCTTCTCCAGCGTGGCCTGGAACTGCGCCATCAGGCTGGCCAGGATGGATCGCGCCACATCCTCCGGCGCGCCGCTCGCCAACATGTTGGCGCTGCGCACAACGTCCCAGTCGTCGCCGTTCTCTTTGGCGTCTTTCTTCCAGCGTCCTGCCGTGGCAAAGCTGACACCGCACTGGGCTGCAGCCAGCTCCAGGGAAACGCTGCTGAAGATATACGCCCTGCGCAGGGCGTCGCGGGTTTCCTTTGGATGCGCCATTAAAACCCCAATCGAGCCTTGATCATGGCAAGACCGGCAGCCACGATGCCGCCAGTGACCGCGCCCGCCGCCGCACCGGCGATGGCTCCGCCTTTAACGGCATCGCTTTGCATGGTGTCCAGGCGCAGCTCGATGCTGTCGAGCTGGGTGCTGATTTTTCGCAGTTCCGCCAGCTCTGGCGCAATGCGGTTACAACGGGTACGTCGAGTGCTGTGTTTTCTGGCCATGATGATCTCTTTTTGTTATTTGTCGGCTTTGCGGTCGAGTTTGCCGTCTATACGTTCAATGCTGCGCTTAATGTCCTGCATCAGACCGGTCATGATCTGGTTGTCGCGCAGGGCATCCTCCCGCCGTTGGTACTCGTTGCGGATCGAGGCCAGTTCCGACCTGTTGTTTTTAAGTTCTTCCTGCAGACTACGCAGCCATATGCCGCCCAAAGCAGCAATGAGCGAGATAGCAATGTTGAACGCCATTTCAATGGTCATTGGGTGCACTCCCTGGGGTGTAAAAGGCATTTAAGGCTTCCAGTTTGTTGCGTAACGTCAGGCACCAGGCACCGTATTCGGTCGCATGGTCAAGCAAGGGGCCGGGACTTATTCCCCCGGCGGTGCGGGCATCGGTGGAATGCTCAGCATTGCCGCCGGTGGCGTCGGGCACACCTGTAGCACCGGTGTCGGGATAGCCAAGGACGGCGCGGTAGAGCCGCAGGCTGTCAGGGCCAAGGCCAGTAAAATGTTGGCCATCGGTTTGAACGGCATGGGCGATCCTCTTTTTAAGCTGTTGTTGGGTGGTGGCCAGTTGGCGCTGCGCGGATTCCAGGCTCAGGCTCAACAAGTGCGCCTGCTCGGCCAGCTCCGCCTGTTTGGCCAGGGCGGCCTGCAGTACGGCCTGATTTTTCTCGGCAAGCTGGCGGCGCTCGGCGTCCCAGTCGGACTGCTGGCGGCTTAATTTCCCCTGATAGCGGAGTTCGGCCAGGTCGTAGCCGCTGTTGTAGCCCTGGTGGTGCAGAAACCACCCGGCAGCACCCAGCGCCAGACACCCCGCAATACCGGGAGCCAGGCGCTTAGCCAGCATTGTCAGGAAGATTGCCATCTTTAGACACCTCGCGGTCACGTTTCAGGGCGGCAAACTTCGACGCCTGGTTCTGCGCCACCCAGGCCGCCAGATACGCTCCAAACAACATGTCATTAATCTGGTGAGTGAAGGCGCACCACAGCAGCACCAGGGAACTGACGACAAACGCACCCACCACCGTGGTGTCCGACGTTGAGATCCGCCCGTGCGGATTGCTGATAATCTCCAGCAGGCGCAGTAAGGTCATCACTGCGGATCGACGATATGACCCGGCAGCGGCGCAAAATCGCCATCGACCCAGTCAGGGACGTGGAAGCCGGGGCAAATCTTGTTGGCGAACTGGTTATGCCCGCTGATCTCGGCGTTACGGTATTTGTCGCGCAGGCGCAGGATGGTGGTTTTGAGTGTCGCCCACTGAGCGAGCGTAAAGCTGTCGGTGCCGACCATGCAGACGCCGATCGAGGTAGCGTTATGTCCGGCCACATGTGCGCCTACCTCAGACTCGTCGCGCCCGGTCAGCAGGGTGCCGTCAGTGTCGATCACGTAGTGGTAGCCGATGCTGGCCAGCCCGTTGCTGTTGCCAGACGAGGCGCGGTGGAAGCCGCGCTCTTTGTGCCAGCGGTCGATAACCTGGGCGGCATTCTCTTTGGCATTACCCAGTGCCTTACCGTTCGCAGTAGCGGCGCAGTGGACGATCAGAAGATTGATTAAACGTGACATAAAATAGCCCCCATCAGTTGATGAGGGCTATTGTGGGGAAAGTGGTGCTGGCTAACCCGTTACGGGGGCGTAGTGGGTACTTTTCAGAACAGGGAGGGTTGCTCACCGCCGGAAGGTGCTTGCCCAGCGCGCAACAGTTCCCAGGCGCGGGTGGCGGCGATGCCGTACTTGGGGCACAGCAGCGTCAGCGCCATGGTGAGGGACTCGCCCTCGGCTTTGAGCTGCTCAATCTCCGCCAGAAAGCAGCGGTTGCGCCATTCGCGCCAGGCATCCTGGCAGCGTGGGATATACAGGTCTTCGCCGCTGAAATGCTGCATCAGTAGCGCGACCTGCTCCGGCGTCAGCGTCTCCTGCAGTAACGCAATGCGGCGCTGACCAGAGCTGCGCAAACCCTTGCCAATCCGAAACTGGACGCCTCCAAACTGTTGGATCAGCTTACTGGTTGCGGGAAAGCCTATCAGACTGGCAATCTGTTGAACAGATTCCGGCAGCAATTCCTGTACCTGCTCATAATCGGGTTGGATGGTCTGCATATTAGAGTCTCTCGTGCCGTTTGGCGTCGATAATCAGCATCTGCAGCACCTTGCGCACCTGGTCATCGTTCAGCCAGGCAAGCGGTTTAACTTCGCCCAGCATCCGCTTGATGATGCCGTCCAGATATGACCAGGGGCGGCCTGCTTCGGCCAGTATGGCCTCGATTTTGCTGACCATCGCCTTGCGCCCGGCGGCAACGTTCGGCTTTTTGCCGTGCCTGGCAAGCGGGGCGAACCCCTGGGCGCGCATGTAACGGATCATGCGCTCCAGTTCGGCGTCGCTGCAGTCGCGAGCGCTACGCTTCCCGGTCTCCCGCGCCAACACGGCCCGGTAGGTCTCGTCGTCCCAACCCAGGGTTTTTTGCCGGTGTGGATCACTTTAATCAGGTTCGCCATCATTCCCCCTGTAAGTTGGCGTGACCGGTCACGGCGTTGGTTAAATTCATCGCCAGGCAGTCACGGGTAAACCAGCAGGCGGCTTCGCCTCTGTAATTGCCGCTGCAGCCAACGGGGAGCGCCTTACCGCAACGCTGGCAGCTCCCCAGTGCGGCCTCTTGCCTGTCTAGCCGCTGATCGTCACACAAAATCAGCAGGCTGAGATACTCGTTACGGCTGTAGGGCGCGCGACCTGGATTGCGGCGCTGGCGGTTGCGCTCCAGCATCTGCGCCTCTTGCTGCGTGAGTACCAGCTCATGCCGTAGCCCGCCATTGGCGGCCAGTTTGGCACGTTGCTGCGCCTTGCGGTCAGTCGCTGATTTGGCCATCATCTTCTCCTTGTCCGTCTGTATGCGCAGCACCAAGGTCTGGATTAATCTCAAAGCTGAGAATTCCCAGGTGTTGCGACAGATGCATCAGCAATCCCACAGCGGAAACAGCGGCCTGGTGATTGGAACTTTGGGTCAGGCGACGCAAGTTACTCACGATGCCATGCAGGCTTAAGGCCTCGGCCATTTTCAGCTGATTAATATGAACCAGCTCGTCCAGGATAGGCAGGCTATTGGCGGGCGCATCCAGAAATTGCGTTAACGCGGCAACGTCCTCAACCTTAAAGCCGCTTGCTAACAGACCTGACGAGCAATGATCTCGCGTTGAGATCTCTTTAGCTTTCATCATGAACCTCCACCGGGTCTGGCAATGGCATCCAGTGCTTCACGGGTTCCAGAAAACAGCGACCGCCGCTGGCAAGCCACTCCCCATAGATGAAACGTCCGACAGAACAGCTTTCACCATCAGACACAACCACATACTCACCTTCGGGTGGTGTGGAATCAGCTGCCGATCGCCATGCCCATTCGTCCCGCAGATCGCTAAAGGCGAAGGAGAGTAACTGGCCGCCCAGGATTGAGGTTGCAAACCCAATGGCTGGCTCCTGCCCATCAGGAAAATCAACGATAAATGTCATTTTGCCCATCAGTAATGCCTCTCTCGCATTTGCGCGGTTTGGTGTTGTCCAAAGTCGTACTCACCCGGTGGGGTCGGCTTGTGCAGAACGCCGCCGACATCAAAAGCCCCACCGGCAGTACGGTTCGTCGCTGGGCGGAGTGCTGCTGCTGCCCAAAGCACCTCCCAGGATTGCCCCAGGAACATCAGATTCAATTCCCTGGCGCGGATGACTTCTGCTTTTGCGCCGACGCTATTCTCCCAGCCGTCCAGCAGATAAATGGCGTCTGCCTGCTCCAACATCACCAGCGTCATGGCCAGGTACTGATGGTGCTCCAGACCATCGGGGAAAATAGCCGGATTCAGCACGGTAAAACCGATATGCCGCAATTGACTGGCCTCATGGTTGAAAGCGTCACGGTTAAAGTTCTCAATTCCTGACATAGGGCCGGAAATGAAGACCACAGGTTTACGCTCATTGAGCTGGGCTAACGCATTCTTCGATGTAGTCATTGGATCCTCCACTGCTTTTTATGGCGTTCGACGGCGCTTTTCATCGCCGTTCTGGCCTGGCTGGCGTAGACGGTACGGTTATGCCTGTCGTAGAACTTGAACCGGGATTTACCCGGCAACTTCGGGCACTCCACCACGGTGCTGTTATCGGTCAGGTGGTAGATGCGCCGATCGCCGTTATCCTGGTATTCGCAACCGCTGACGCAGAGATACATAAGACGTTACCTCCCAATCTTTGCGATGGGTGGCTGCGAATTATTTACGCGCGTACTTTGATGATGTTCAACGTATGGCCGAGATTGCACCGCCCAACCATGCGAAGGAGTAAAGCTCTGCCAAAATTTATCTGTAAGCATTATTTAATTCCTTAGATAAAGGCGTAGGCCTGCCTTACGGGTTTACGCCATAATTAAAAAAAGAGTTATTTACGCTTAAATTCAGTCGGGCGGCGTTAGCGATTCAATATTGACGAAATACGGTGCAACATTGATTTCCACAACCGTTGCCGATTTTAGGTCTCGGGCTGCTTCCACAGTCCTGACCACCAGGCCACCGCGTAACGCCCGGTTAGGCTGATAAATAAACGTGCTACCTATTTTGTGCTGCTGGTTGAATAACTTTGCTTTGGAACCCATATCACACCGCCGCGATATTAATCGGGATGCTGGTCATCTTGCCGGATTCATCCTTTTTCAGGAAACGAATATAGGTCTTGCTGACCGCAACCTGCAGAGACTCGGAAATACAATCCATGGCTTTAATCCAGCGTGGATCATCAATCTTGATACGACGCAGCGACAAGATACGGCCGGTGTTGAGCTTGCCTTCCTGATCAACGGCGAACGCATCATTAACGATGGCTTTAAGGTTTTTATTGGCACCCTCTGACCATTCGCTCAGGCACTCATCGATAATGTCCTTGGCCACCTGCAGCTCTGGCCCGAACGTCAGCGAGTCCTGTACGGCAATGGTGATTTGTTGGCTACCGTCGAACGATGGGAACGTGACGTTGCCTTTCATCCCACCGCGCTGACGGCCGTATTTCTCCGCCACGAGGTCGAGCCACGCATAGCAGTTGTCAAAAGACCTGTTTTTAAAAGCCTTGATGCGCGCGCTTTCTTCCTCGGCCTCTTTCACCTGGGTGCGAACAAAGGCGTCCATTTCGATATCAAAAGGCGATACCTGCTCAATTGGCACCAGGCGGCCCTTGCGGTCTTTCATATAGCCTTCGGGAATGCCGTTATTTTTTGTATTTTCAGTAGTCATATTAATTCTCTCTATTTATAGTCCAGAATAAAACGTAATAATTAGTGTTTCTTTTGGTCGATTGTGTCCAACCAGCTCCGATAATATCCTTCAACCTGGCGCGATTCTGCATCACTCAACGTTTCCATGTTAACGATGGGGTATTTGAGTGTCAGGCGTTTTTCCTTGCCCCTGAGAGACAAATCCAATACACCATTAATTGCTGGCGCATTATGGATTTGGCTACCAACCCAAATACGCCCTTGGAAAGGCTGGCAGTCAATTACGACACCATCACGGATATACCACTCGGTAAAATCCTGACCTTCATCTTTGAACGTTACCTTTACAACCGCTATATCAGACATCCTCTGCTCCATACATGCAGTCCAGAATAAAACGCAACTAACACCAGATGATGTGTGCGCCATGCCATATCGTCATTTTGACCGTGCGCTTGACGCCGTTTCGTGTTTCCGTGATTTCCACGGCACCCTTTACCCAATCTTGCAACGGTGCCTCCACTTCAATAACCGGACGCCGAAAATTAACGTGGCACTCAACAACTTTCAATCCTACGCGCGCCAAATAATTTAATTTCGCCGTAACCTTTTTATTGCTTACCGTTAAATTTTTCATATTGATACCTTATTAACTGATTAACATGCTGGAATATTCCTCAACCAGCGCGACGGATATGCCTTGATCGCCGATGCCGCTGGCACGTACCACCCCGCGCGCCAATTTAAATAAGCGACGGTAATTACCTTTTGACGCTTTATAGAAGGCATCGGCTAAGCCTGGTTTCATTTCGATATTGCTTTCATCGTCATCAGCAGGTAACAGGCTCACCAGGATGCGGTCGAAATCGGCGCGCTCATGCTTTGCCTTCTCTTTGTCCAGATCGAGCGCCATGCCCACACGGCTGTAGAGTTGGGCATATTCGCCACGGCGGCCCTTAAGGTTAAGCAGCAGACGTGGCATCCCGGCCAGAACGACACCTGCACCAGAGCGGTCATGAATGCGGCGCATCGCCTCCAGAGCGCGATAAGGCAACAGCTCGGCCTCGTCAATGAGTACCACCCAGCCTGTGTCATGCAGCGCGGTGATACAGTTCTCGCTGAGTTCGTGGATATTCCCGCGTTTATTGACGCCCAGGCGTTCACACAGCTCCTGCAGCAGCACCTTGGTGGTATAACCGGGGTCAGCCTCAATCAAGATCACGTCTTTGTAACTGTTGGCGTACTGCCGCAGCACCATGCTTTTACCCAAACCAGCGCTGCCGTAGATCACACCGATATCGGCATCAAGGTGCGTATTGCGCAGCAACGTCAGGCATTTGCTGGCTAACTGCGTTTTGACAAAGTTCGCTTTTACCTCGCGGCTTTTCTCTTTATCTTCCTCGCGGGTGATAAAGTTCCTGATAGAAGCTTCAACGTTATCAATATTCCCGGTATAGGTTCCCTTTAAATATTGGGAAATGGTCGCGGCGCTCAATCCGGTTTTTGCGGCCACCTTGCTTTGGGTGTAGTGCTTCCTCGCCATCAGGCTATTTAATTTCTCAATCACATTCATTTCTATATCCTTATTAGGTTTTACTTATTTAATGCTCAGCCATGAAAGGGGCGACAAGGTGAATGAGGTATCATTTCGACCCTGTTGGCTGTGCAGACATAGGAACCGTCGGTAAGCTGAACCGTCAAGTTATCTGGAGCGCTGGTATCTAACGACACAAGCACTGCCTTGCCACTTACTTTTTTTAATTCCTTAGAAAAATAGACATTACCATTAACGTGTAATCTACCTTTCATTACTTTACGCATTAGAATTTCGTTGGCTTTCATTTTTTATCCTCAGCGGTGATTACCGTACTTTTTTAAATCATCTTCATATTCGGATTCGAATAAGTAGGGTTTACTGCTTACGCGCTCTGGTTCTGATTCCACCGG